TCCAGCGCGGCGCATTCTCCGCGGATCTAGGCGCGCGGAACGTCAGTCTGCTGGTGGAACACGACGGGGGAAGAGTGCTGGCCGACACTCGATCCAGCACGCTGTCGCTGGAGGAAACCGACGAAGGCGTCCGGTTCGCTGCGCGCCTGCCTGATACGCGCGATGGTCAGGACATGCGCGTCCTGCTGCGCGACGGCATCTACCAAAACATGAGTTTCGGCTTTATGGCCGATGAAGACGAATGGCGCGACGGCAAGCGATTCGTTACCCGCGCGCGCCTGTTCGAAGTGTCCCTTGTTCATAGCCCGGCCTACGCCACGACCGCAGCCAGCGTCCGAGGCTTCGCACAACAGAACGCCCTGGTGGGGCGTTTTCTACGGCTGCGGTTAGGAGAATTGAAGCGATGGACGTAAAGACCCTCACTGAAAAGCGCGCGCAACTCGTTGCCGACGCCGAGCGTTACGCCACGGAAGCCACCCCGCAGGCTGTGAAGGCGTTCGATGCCGTGGAGGAAGAAATCCGCGCCATCGACACCGAACTTAGCCAGATGGCTGTCCGTGGTCGCCTGGACGGCCTGAAGTTGGCTGGTGAACAGGTCATCCGCCCTGAAAAGCGCGGTGGCGGCCAGGACGCGGAACTGTCGAAGTTCTTCGCTACCCGTGGCAAGTCCGGCAGCGGCAACCTGGAACTGCGAACCACCCTGACGGCTGGCACTGCGGCTACCGCTGGAAACACGGTTCCCCAGTCCGTGATGACCGGGGAATTCGTCAAGTGGCTGGACTGGGCTGACCCGGTTCGCATGCTGGCGACCGTGCAGACGGTTCCGGCTGCCCTGCGCCTCCCGGTAATGGGTGACAACCGCACCACTGTGGCGGCGACGGGCGAAACGGTTACCTACACCGAATCGAACTTCACCACCATCCTGAAGACGTTCGCCGCTTATAAGGCAACGGCCACCACCCCGGTCACCGAAGAATTGCTGTTTGATTCGGACATCGACGTGGCGGCGGAAGTGGTCGCGGATCACGCGCGCGCGCACGGCAAGTTCCGAGCCCAGCGTCATATCACTGGCGCTGGCGCTGGTGGTTCGCCTGCCCAGGAACAGGGCATCATGTACAGCGATTCGGACTGGCAGCACGTCGTGAAGACGGGCGCTACCGCGAATACGGTGGACTTCGATGACGTCATCGACCTGTTCAATCTGGTCCCCACTGGGTATGCCCAGAACGGATCCTGGATCATGAACCAGGCGACCTGGGCGTTCCTCCTGAAGCAAAAGGCAGCGACCACGGGGAACTACATGTACGACGGCATGCAGGGCATGCTGCTGCAGAATGGTGCTTCGGGCATGCTGATGGGTCGCCCGGTCTATATCAGCGAATTCGCTGACGTCCACAATGCCGCGTCTGCCCGTCTGCAGATCTGGTTCGGTGATCTGGCCCGTGCCTACCGCATCGTGGATCGCCGCGAAGTGCAGTTCATCGTCGATCCCTACAGCAGTTCCAGCGCTGGCATCACGCACTACCGCAGTTCGATGCGGTCGGATGCTCAGATCGTTGACAAGCGCGCTGGTGGCGTGATCGTCAACAAGGCTTGATCAGCAGGACTCCATTCCGCGGGGCTGGGGGGTGAAACCCCCAGCCCCGTTTGAGGTTGACGATGGCAGCAGCACTAATCACCCTGGCTAACTTCAAGGTTCATGCGCGCATCTACCACAGCGCGGATGATTCCTACATCAACACGATCCTGCTGCCTGCTGCCATTCGCGTCTGGGAGGCTTCCACTGGCGTTTCCGCGCTGGAGGTGGTCCGATCAGCGGTGATCAGTGAGGAAGGGGAAGTGCCGTTCTACCCGTACCCTCAGCCACTGGTGCTAACGCCGCTGGCACTGCCGTACTACACGGAATCTGGAAGCCTGACGCAGGTACCGCTGGACATTCACTACGAAGGCGACAGGACCGTCCTGATCGTGCCTGAGGACGCCGAGCGCCCAGTCACGCTGTTCTGGTCAACGGCTGAGGATTCACACTCGATCCTGCCAGTGCTGGAACTGGCAACACGGCTCTACGCTGACCGCGGTGACAGCACCAGCGCCATCGAGGGCAAGGCAGCACAGATGCTGGTGGCCCTGATGCATGAAAGGCCCGTGGTATGACGCCGCGTGGCATGTTCCGGCACCAATTTGCCGTGCAGAACTACGCCACCAGCGTCGATTCATACGGGCAGTCCACGAAGACCTGGACTACGGCAGCGACCGTGCTGGGGCATATCGAGACAGCCGACCCTTCACAACTCGAAACCGTGGACGTCGCCCGTGGCGAAATTACCTACCGGATCGCCCTGCCCTGGCTGGATTCGGTGACCACGAAGTCCAGACTGCTGTTGCAGGAAACGGGGAAGTCGGATCGAGTGCTGGAGGTGATGGGAGTCAACGATGTCGGCCTGCGGCGCATTGAACTCAATATCGAAGCGCGGGAAATCATCGAATGAACCCCGTACACCAGCGAAACCTGGCTGCCTACTTCGATCGGCAGGTCGGCAAGATGGCCGTGGCTACCGAATTCGGACTGCTGGCTAACGCCGATTCTGACCCGCGATTCATCGAGCAGGTCAAGCGTATGGACTATGTCCTGCGGCACCTGCCCCTGAACGTCGGCAGGAACCTGGCGAAGCGGCTGGGACGCAAGGTGATGAAACCAGCGGCAGCCCTTTATAAGCAGTTGTGGCTGGCCGAGCAGCCGAAGCGGCCCACGAACAAGGTCCGTAAGGACATCGCCCGAGCCATCATCCACAGCGCCGACGTGCGCGCTGGTCTGATCGTCGCCACCACTGGCGTCAAGGTGAACCGTGCGTACCGCGCCAGGCTGGCCGGACCACTGAATAAACTCTACTGGAAGACGCAGGAAAAAATGGCCGCGAAGTTCCCTCGATCGCGTTTCGAAAGCGAATTCGCTGACGCCATCGAAGAAACGTTTGCCACCGAATGCCGTAGGAAGGGGCTGAAGGTGAAGGGATGACCATCGAGCAGGCGCTATTCGCACGTCTGGACGCCCAGGTGGCTGCGGTCGGGAACCGAATTAGCCCCGAATGGCGACGGGAGGGGACCACCCTGCCCGCGCTGGTCTACAGCGTGGATTCCCGCGAACCAGTGCGAACAACCAGGGGATCACAGGCCCTGCATACGTTCACGATCACGGTCACCACGATCGCTGACACAATGAGCAGCGCACGCAGCGTGGCCGATGCCGTGCGCGCAGCGCTGGACACCAACACTGCATACACGTCAAGTGGCACCACTGTCGCGTGCGGCTACTTGACCAGCGAAGACGTAGAACGCATAGAGGACGGTTCGGGGGATGATGACGGACCCCGAGCCATTCAGCAGGGTTACACCGTCTGGGCTACAGGAGGATAAGAATGGCTGCGAAACTGACGAACGGGACCACGATTTTCTTCGGCACTACCGAAGCGCTGGCGACTAATTGCCGCATTACGTCGGCAAAAAATGCGGTGGACATCACCCAGATCAACGCAGCGGTGACCAGCGCTATCGCTGGCCGCCCAACGGTGACTGGATCGGCCACCATTTTCAGCAGTCACTCCGTGGGGCTGACGCTGGCGCATCAGTTCAGCGAAGCAACGCCGAGCGGTTCGTCCATCGATATCGCCATCACTAGCCCGACCACGGGACTGGTCTACGATGGCGGCGCAATCATCACTGGGTTCAATCCCAGTTGGGATAATGATGCCGTGATGACCGCTGAAGTCACCTGGCAGTACACCGGAACCCTGAACGTCACCCGACCGACCTCATGATCTGGCGAAAACTCACCGAAGGGATCGAGGAATATCCACTGCTGGTGGAGGTTCGATCCATTACCGTCGCTGAGTACCGCGAACTGGACGCCCTAAGCGAGTACGAAAAGCAGGACTGGATCCTGCGCCACTGCGCACGTCTGGACGGGCAGCCAGTCACCCCCAGCATGATCGACATGCACCTGGGGGCTGCCATCATCCAGGGGGTGATGCGAAACCCCTGGTCTGGTCATCAGCCGAACGCATCGAGCGGCTGCTGACCATTCTGGTCCTATCGATGGTCAAGGGCGACCCCGGGAAAATCGCGCCCTGGACAGTGAAGCCCGGCGACTGGGAAACTGAACTCCAGAAAGTGATCAATGGCTAAGACAGCAATCGTTAGAGTTGGTGTCGAGGCAGATCCCAGCGGTCTGGGTTCTGTCCGTGGGCAGGTCAATCGCAGCCTGAACACGATGGCGGCTCAGTTCGGCACCATTCGCGGCCTGATGACTTCGGCGATGGCGCTCCCGGCCATCGGCATGCTGACATCTATCGTCGAAGCACGGTCTGAGGCCCGGGATATGGCGAAGGATCTGATGATGCCATTCAGCCAGGCACTGCAGGGGGCGAAGGCCTATGACATCGGCAGGCGAATGGATGTCGGCCAGCAGATGACCGCGCTGGGGCTCGATGAATTCCTGGCACGCTCCGAGCAGCGGAAAACTGAAGTGGACATCGCGAAGGGGCTGCAGGCGCAGCCCGCGGGCGACGCTGAAAAGGCGTTCGGCAGCATCTGGGAACTAATCAAGCAGACGCCAGCCATCATCGGGAACGCATTCGACGTGGCGTTTCAGGACATCGGGCAGGGCATCTACTCAGACAAGGATCAGGCGAAACTGGCCCGGCTTGAATTCGATACGGCGCTGGCGCTGGGTACGGGGCAGACCGATCAGTTGTACCAATTGAACCAGCAGATGCTGATGGTCCTGAAAAGCATCGAGCAGAAATCGAGGAACCCGTAATGGCCTGGCAGGTCACAGAACAGGGCAAGGATCAGTCGCTGGTCATCTCGCGTGAGATGGACACCAGCACGTTCACCCGGACGTTCATCGTGTTCAATGACGATGCTGCCTACGTTGGCACCACGGAAAGCAGTTGGAACGTCTACCT